AGGCGACATGGCTGCTAACGAAGTAGCACGTGACAACGCTTAACTAAACAATTGAGGGGCTGCTTTCGAGTGGCCTCTCTAACTGTATATAAAGGGATTCAAACATGGCTATCACAACAGCAATGTGTACAAGTTTTAAACAAGAACTTCTTGGTGCGGTCCATGATATGGATACCCATACTTTAAAGCTTGCACTAATTAAAAGCGGTATGTCTGGTACATATGGCGCAGCAACAGCTAATTATTCAGATGTTACAGGTAACTCTGACGAAGCAACAGGTACTAACTATTCTGCAGGTGGACAAAACCTAGATAGTGCTGCTATTACAGCAGATGGTACAACTGCTATCGTAGACTTTGCAGATGAAGTATTTTCTAATGTAACAACTTCAGCAGCAGGTTGTATTATATATAACTCCTCTGCTTCAAACAAAGCAATATGCGTAATAGACTTTGGTGGTACAGTAAGTGCTACAGCAGGTGACTTGACTATAGAATTTCCTGCAGCAGGAGCGAGTACTGCAGTAATACGTATCGCTTAACAAATGGCTTTCTATGACTCCTCTGATGCCCTTTATGGCACAGGTAGGCATGGGGCAGCTAGATACGGTAAAGTAGCACCCAATGTAAGCCTAACAGGAGTCGGTGCAACTGGCGCAATAGAAACTGTAAGCGTTGGTGGCTTTGAAATTGACATATCTGAGAACCTACTCAGTGTATCAGCAACAGGTGCAATTGGTTCTCTAGGTGTAGGTGTAAGTGAAACACTTACTGGTGTAAGTGCTACAGGCAGCATCAACACAGTAAAAGAAAATGTTGCAGAAGAACTAGGAAGTGTAACGGCTACAGGTGCTATAGGCACAATAGAGCCACAGGTAGATGAAGACTTAAACAGTGTATCTGCTACAGGTGCGATAGGTACACTCACAGTAAATGTAAGCGAAACTCTAGCAAGTGTATCTGCTACAGGTGCAATAGCTACAGTAGAAGCTAAGACTTCTGAAAGTTTACTAAGTGTAATAGCTACATTTACAATAGGTACAATTAAACCTAATGTATCTGAAACAGTAACAGCAGTAGTTGGCACAGTAGGTGCTCCTTCTGTAACAGCTAGATCATCTTCTAAAGCAGAGATAGTAGGCTTAGAACTAACTGGTAGTATCACAGAACCAGAAGCTACTGTAGATGAAGCATTACAAAGTGTAGCTGCTACAATATCGTTAGGCAGTATTAATTTAACTGTTACTGAAAAACTAGCAAGTGTATCTTCTTCTGCTATAATAAATTTACCAGTAGGAAATGTAACATCTATACAATTTGATTATGAAGCAGTCAAACACAGATATAACAAAAGAAGAACTGTTCTACTACCGAGGGCTGCATAATGCCATCAACTCCAGCAGAAAGAACAGTCTTAGTAGTACAAGAAAAAAGATTAGTCTTTGTAGATATTAAGAATACGATTAGCTCTAGGGATAGAACTGTTTTAGTCAAATCACAAGATAGACTTGTATCTATACAAAGAAAGCCGACAACAGCCGATAGAGTTGTGTACGCAAATGAGGATTAATAAATGAGTTTTCGTTGGCCTAGTAAAGACCCTGATGAAACATTAGACTATAGTGTAGACTGGTCTAGATTTTTAGATACAGCAAAGATTAATTCAGTTATATGGTTTGTAAAGTCTACAGTCTTTAATACAAAGACAAGATTAAATGCTGGGCAAAACTTAACCAATGCCTCTAGCAGTGCAACTACAGACAGTATTCAAAACGTATCTCAAACAAACACAGATACGGTAGCAACTATAAATATATCTGGTGGACAGAACAATGTTGAGTATACTTTCTTTTGCCAGATGACAGACGATACAGGAAGCACAGCAGAACGTAGTATTAAGTTAAGACTGAAGGAACGTTAAGATGGCATATGATTACATTGGAATTGTCAATGACGTAAACCGAAGGTTAAATGAAGTAGAACTAACAGCTACTGACTTTAGTACAGCTAAAGGTGAGTACTCAATGATTAAAGATGCTGTTAATGCATCACTACGTTTTATTAACCAACACGAATATGAGTGGCCTTTTAATCATGTTGAGGAAGAAGAAACATTAACTCCTGGTTTAGTTAGATATGCTTTTCCTTCTGATGCTAAAGTACTAGACTTTGATAGTTTTAGAATAAAGAGAGATGCTACACTAGGCAATGCTACTGTAAAGTTAAAAGCTTTATCTTATGAAGAGTACCTAGAAAGTTATGTAGATATAGAGTACAATACGTCTACTGGTATAAGACAAATACCTGCCTTTGTAGTTAAAACTCCTAGTCAAGAGTATGCTGTAGTTCAACCAGCAGATAAAGCTTATACTGTTGTTTATGAATACTACAGACTACCTGTTGATTTAATCAGTTCTACTGATGTTCCAACTATACCTGAGCAGTTTAGGTATGTTATCGTAAATGGGGCTATGCACTTTGCATACTTGTTTAGGGGTGAAGGACAAGAGGCGGCTATAGTTCAACAAAGGTTTGAACAAGAGATAAAACAAATGAGAAGCCTCTACATAAACAGATATGACTATGTTAGATCTACCGTTCTAACTAATACTTTAGCAACTAACACTAGAGTTACAACACTATAGATGCCAACAAATCGTCAAACATATCCCATACAGTTTAGCGGTGGGCTTATAAGTAATATGAGTCCTTTGCAGCAAGGTATGCAAATGCCAGGATCTGCACGTATCCTTAGGAACTTTGAGCCATCTATTGAAGGTGGTTACAAAAGAATATTAGGTTATGATAAGTATGATTTAGACATAGTACCACCTTACGGTATACCTGTTATACATGGTGCTAGTCAAACTGGTACAAGCCTAAACATTGCAAACATTAGACAAACACCAGAGACAGGTGATAAGTTTAAACTAGTACATGTTACTGCAGACATAAATGGTACATCTACAATTGCTTCTGCAAACGGACCAACTGCACTTGTTAATGGTGCAGTAACAGCAAGTAACACAATTATTGTAGATACTGTTGCTTCAGGTACTATAGCAAAAGGTCAAACTTTAACAGGCGTAGGTATTCCAAGCAACGTTACAGTGTCTAGTGTTGTAACAGGAGCAGCAGGTAACTTTACTGTAGTACTATCTAGTAATGTAACTGTAGCAGACAACTTAGCGTTACAGTTTACTTTTAAAACTACTACCTTTGCAGTAGACGGTGTAGTAGGTACTATTACAACAGGTATGGAAGTTGTTGGTACTGGTATACCAAGAGGCACAACAGTACAAGCTTTCTCATCACCAAATGTTACAATAGGTAGTGCTGCTGATACTTTATCTTTAACACTTACAAACGATACTGCTTTATCTTTTAAGACAGAGTATACTATTGGTGGTAGTGTTACATTCGATGATGATGATAATAGAGCAACGGTAGCTATATCACCTGCTCTTACTGCAGCACCTGCTAACGGAGATACTGTAGAGTTTACAAGTACAACTACTAAACATCTTACAGTAGGCTGTGGTGTATTCCTTGACTCAGTTATTGTAGCTAGAAATGAAAGTCTAGTTAAAACATCTGGTATTGGGTACTCACTCGTTAATGTGCCAGTGTATGGTACAGTATTAGTAAACGCTGGATCACAGACTGGCACTACTCTAGCCGTTGATGGTTTAACTTCTACACCACAACTAGGTGATGTATTTAAAATTGCAGGTATAGATAAGATATATACTGTAACTGCAACACCAACAGTTAATGATGCAGGTGAGGCTAATGTAGCTATTGATCCTGCTCTAGCTAGTTCACCAGCAGATGATGCTGTTATAACTTTTTTAAGTACGTCAAGAGAAAATGCTGGTAAAACTAGATTTTCTAGGTATAACTATACAGGATCTGAAAAAGTAGCCATTGTTGATGGTATTAACGTTCCTGCACTGTACAATGGCTCTTTGTTTACAGCACTTAACGATTCACCTACAGACGTATTAGCAGCAGAGTTTGTAGTAAGTTTTAAGAATCATCTATTCTTTGGTAAAAATAATCTACTAACATTTACTGCACCCTTTACAGATACAGACTTTACAGCAGCTAATGGTTCTGGTACAATATCGGTAGGAGCAAAGATCACTGGTCTAATTGTATTTAGACAACAACTTATTATCTTTACTGAGTCATCTATATTTCAACTAGTAGGAAATACTATAGGTGACTTTAACCTACAACCAGTAACAGTAGACATTGGTTGTGTAGATAAAGATACAATACAAGAAGTCGGTGGTGATGTAATGTTCCTTGGTCCAGATGGCCTAAGGCTTCTAAGTGCTACAGATAGACTAGGTGACTTTGGATTAGGTGTTGTATCTAAAACAATACAGAAAGAAGTAACAGACTTTATTACAGCTAATACATCTTTTACTAGTGTAGTTATACGTAATAAATCACAGTATAGAATATTAGGTTATAATAATAATATTGCTCAGGCTAACGCACAAGGTATACTTGGCACACAGATGGCAGGTCAAGGTGGGGAAGGAATGGCATGGGCAGATATAAGAGGGATAAGAGCACACGTAGCAGACAGTAGGTTCTTCCAAAACTCAGAAACAATTGTCTTTGCTAATGATGATGGTTACCTATACCAAATGGAAGAAGGTAACAGTTTTGGTGGTAGTAACATACAAACAACTTTTGCTACACCTTATATGCCAATTAATGACCCAAGGGTACGTAAGACATTCTACAAAATGTTTTTATATACAGACCCACAAGGTAGTGTATCTTTTGATGTAAGTTTAAAATTAGATTTTGACCAAAAGAATAGTGTTCAGCCTACAAAGATTGACTTTAATAATGCTACAGGAACAGTTGCATTCATGGGTGCAGCTACATTTGGATCAGCAGCGGTGTATAGCTCTAAACTAAAGACACTCTTTGAAACACAAATAATAGGATCAGCTTTTGTTGTATCCTTACAGTACACCTCAGACAGTGTAGATCCACCATTTTCTTTAGACGCTATAACACTAGAATACGCTACAAACACGAGAAGGTAAAAACATGGGAACAGGTTACACCAGGAACGATTCAGCAAATAACATTGCTGACGGTAACGTTATTAACGCTGCTGACTTTGATGGTGAATACGATGCCATTGAAGCTGCATTTAATTCATCCTCTGGTCACACCCACGATGGTACTGCAGCAGAAGGTGGTGCTATTACAGTTATTGGTCCTGCCCAACAGCTAGTAGCAACATCTACATCTATTAATCCAAGCACAAACGCAGGGTTAGACTTAGGTACTTCATCACTACAGTTTAAAGATTTGTATGTTGATGGTGTCGCTTACATAGATAGTTTTAGTGGTGACATGTCTGTTGCTACAAACAATGCATTACAGTTTCG